CAAACAAAAGAGATAAAAGCGGCTTTTGGTCGTGTTTTAGATTGGGTATGTAATACTGGTTCTTTTAAGGGTGTTTCGTCAGTTGAGTTACCTTTTGAAGAGGCAAAAATCAACTACGGAACTGGTCAACTTGGTACAATTCCTGATGATTTGCTAATGATATTTAAAAAGTATCGCCCAATAAAATTATGAAAGCGATTTTTATCTGTCCACTTCCGCCGACTCTTAATGAACAAATAAGATTAGCTCGTGCAAATAAATTTAAAAGCGCAACTACTAAAAAAGAATGGGACTTTGATATACAAAAACTTATTATAGAACAAAAAATTCCATGTTTTCCTGACAAAGTATGGATGCTTTACGAATGGCGAATTAAAAACTTTGGACGTGACCCTGATAATGTTTGTGGTAGCGCAAAATATGTCAATGATGGGCTAAAAAAAGCGGGGGTTATCGTCAATGACAACTTAAAATATATCTATGGATACGATTCAATATTCACAAAATGGACGAAAGACGAATTAAAGTTAACAATTAGCGATAAACCAATTCTAAACAAAATTTTTATAGAGGATGATAATAGCAATGTCATATCTTAAATTAGACCCGTCTATTGTCTGTGTTTTAATTGTTTTCGCCTGCTTGATTCATTCTTTCTTTACTCCTGAAACTACTGACACCTACGACAATGTTATCGTAGCAATTGTTTCAGGATACCTCGGCTACCTAAAAGGTTCCGATGCTTAACTACCTTGATCAAACCTTACATAAAGTTTAATTCTCCGTCCTAGTTTTGCGGCAATTCCTAGCTGTTGACCCGTCGGGGACTCAAACACATTTAACTGTCTCACAAGTCCGATTCTGCCATTAATTGTTACCTGTAATTCTCCTGTACTCATGATCGGGAACGGGTAATCTTTAGGCTTTACCAATCTTCCCTCAAAATATTCACAATCGAGATAACTACCTTCTTGTACTTCTGCCACAGGCGGTTTTGACTGATGCAACCAACAAGCAATTACTACAGACTCTATAGAAGATGCTCGCATAACTGGATTACCAACGGCATCGGTAGTCATGGTAGAGCCTGTAGCCACAGAAAAGGATAGAGAAGCATTAGCCTTAATTGTGGGATTTTCTAGAAACTTTCCCGCAACTCCAATAGCACTGTCGAACATTTGTATTAATATAAATTTTTCTAATCTTAGTGTATCAAAATTATCTTGACAATTCAAGTAAGAAGCCATATAGTTTAATTATGGAAATTTCGGAAGCAAGTACATGAGTATCAAACAATTTCAAATAGAGTTTAGTGGGAAAAGCTCAGAACGTCTTGAAGAAATATCTCAGCAGTTGAATTTATCAGAGCCTGAAATTATTCGCAAAGGATTAAAGTTTATGGCTTTATACGCTAAATCTCAGGCAGAAAAAGATACTCGGTTAATACTTGAAAAAAAATGGCGATCAAAAAGAGATAATTATCTAAAGGAGGTACATCATGGACAAATCCAAGCTTCATAAAACCTCGTTATCTCTTGGAGTAAAAATGGGAACCACATTAAGTTATGCAGTTTTTTGTAACTACTGTGGTTTTGAAATTCAAGAATGTCCAGACATTAAAAGCCTTGAACTGCTAAAAAATGTTATACAGGAAATTGTCGAGGTTAATCCGATAAAAAAATACACGCAAGCAAACTGGAAAAATTGGATAAAAACCAGTCAATTAATTATTCCAAATTTTAATGACGTATGGGAGGAATTAAAGAAAATTAGGCAAAACTATTTCAGAAAAACAATACAAGAAATGTGGCAAAAAATGAACGACTTTGATTACAGTCAATATGAATATGATATATACGAAAAACGATGGGACGAGAAAGCGTGGGATGAATTTCAGAAATCATGGGGAAAAGATTGCAGAGAAAGACAAAGAAAACTGGCTAGAGAACTAGCCCACACTAACGACCTGTGGGAAGTTTTAGCAAAGACAAAGCAAAAATCACCTAGTTTTGATAATTTTAGGAAGGAGTTAGGCAATGGAAGATAGAATTAAAGCTAGACTTGCTTTTGTAGAAAAAACCAAAAAAGACTTAACAGAATTAAGAAGTCGAATTTTGGGGGAACGAATGTCAAAAAAACAATATTATCAAGATAAAGTTAATGATGCTATTAGCATTAAAAACACTGTTTCTTTTTTTAACAAACATTCTGATAGAATAAAAGAAAAATTTGGCAACCCTGATTTTGAAGCTTTATTCGATAAAAGGTTACGCATGAAAATCACTTGTTTTGACAATTTTTGGGAGGAATTAGACAATGGAAGATAAATTCACGCTAGAAGATTACATCTATGTTCCCATTGAACCAGAAATGGTAAAAAGCTACTCAAACATCACGGGAAAGACCGAGAACCTTCTGACGAATTTAACAGCTTTTATTGTTGCTTAAAACAAACATTGAAAGACTTTGACAATAGATTTAGTCCTCAAAAAGAAGAGTCTGAATTTTAACTTAGGAGTAATCATGTCTCAACCTATCGAACTTTCTTTAGAACAGCAGTTCAATATTCGTTCTTTTCAGATTCAGGTAGAAAAAATGAGTCAGGAGCAAGCGCAGGATTTCCTGATCAAGCTTTACGAACAAATGATGGTCAGAGAAAATATGTACAAAGCTTTTCTTAAACATCAATGGGGATTAAGTGATAATCCGTGGCAAAAAACAAAGTAATACTACAGTGCCAGTTATCGGTTATCGGATCAATATACACTAACCCAAAAAACCAATGAGAACCATCTGGAAGTACCCTATAGATTCAACTCCTTGTTGCGAGATTGAAATGCCTTTAAACGCAGAGATATTATGCGTTCAGTTGCAGAATAATATTCCTACACTTTGGGCATTAGTAGAAACAGAAGAACCTAAGAGGATTTTTGATACTTTGACTTACTATACTGGCTCCTATTGGATTGATAAAAAGGACAATACATTGGAACTTATCAACTAGCTGGATTGGTACATCATGTATTTGTTAGACCTCATCCTGCATCTCCTCCGATGAACCTTTCGTACATTTGTTAAAGTTTCTGATCGCATCCCTAATATTTGCCCTTCGTAAAAAATTCTCAAATAAAGAAGGACTTATGGCTATTGCAGAAATTGACAAAAGAATATTGATTCTTTTTCAAAAAGTAAGAGAATTGCTTGCCAATGAAAAAGAATCAATCAAAAAAACATTAGCAGAAATAAAATCTCTTGAACAAAGTAGAGGTAAAATCAATTATGACTCTTGAAGAAATCAACGCAAAACTGGACTTGCTTCTAGAAGAAATAGAAAACTGGAAACCTAAATCTGATTTATATCTTAAAGAAATAAAAGCCTGGAAGCAACCAAATCTTAAAGAAAAAGGAAACCCCAATGTTTAATGCAATCTACAAACCGAATCAGTTGATTTTAGGCAGTGGCTATATTGCTATCTGTACAGGATGGACTCCTGCTAAGTCAGTAGCCGCAAAACTCGATCCTTCCGATTATGCCGTAATTGGTAATCTTTATAGCGCATCAAGGGGAATTAACTTTTTGGTTCGCAATTTGTTGGCTAATCCCCACGTTTGCGATCTTGTTGTAATGGATTCAACTCGTGAAGACAAAAATTCTGGTAGTGTTCAATGCTTGAAAGATTTCTTCGAGAATGGAGTTTATAAAGGAAAAAATGATGTAGGGAAAGAGTGTTGGGTAATTGATTCTTTAGTGAAAGGATATATTGATATAGATATTCCTTTAGAAGTTTTAAATCAATTACGGTCTTCTGTTACTTTAAGAGATAATCTCACAACTTACGCAATTCTGATGTTGAGGCTATCAGTTTATGGTGCTAATAAACCGTGGGCAAACCCAATGGTTTTTCCCTACAATGAACCTACATCAGAGGTAAAACCTGGACCGCTCTATGGTCATCGGATCGAAGGTAAAACCATTGCTGAAACTTGGATAAAAATACTGCAAAGAATCAAAACTACTGGCACTATCAGACCTACTGGCTATGACGGTAAATGGCAAGAATTAATTGATTTAATGGCGATAGTTACCGATGAACCAGAAGACTTTTATTTTCCAGAACCTAATTACTTACCTTTAGATAAAAAATATCTAAAGAACTATATCCCACAAATACTTGATGATGCCAATTATCGGGAAGGAGTTAAATATACCTACGGTCAAAGATTACGCTCTTGGTTTGGTCAGGATCAGATTAAAGCAGTTATCACAAAATTAATCAAAGAAATCGACTCTGCCAGTGCAGTTATGTCCCTTTGGGATAGCGGGAGTGGAAACTATCAAATACTTGCCGAACATAACAGTTGGCGTGGACACGATTATCATACAATCGTGCGAGGAGAAAGAAAAAAAGGAGATTCAGATCATAATCACAGCGGATCTCCCTGTCTCAATCATATCTGGGTAAGAGTAGTAGATAATGAACTGTCTTTAACAGCTACCTTTAGAAGTAATGATATGTTTTCCGCTTGGCCGGCTAATGCAATGGGATTACGGGCTTTACAGCATCATATCAGAGATGAAATTGCTAGTCAATCTGAGTACGATTTAACAATGGGTCCACTGATTACCATTAGTCAATCAGCCCATATTTACGATGACTGCTGGGAAACCGTACAACAGTTAATTGACAATCAATACCAATCAATTATTAGTCAAGAGTTTCGAGGCTACAGTGACCCCGTTGGTAACTTCTTAGTAGAAACAGATGGCAATAATATCACAGTCATTCAGCTAACTCCCAGTGGTGAATTTGTAGGGAAATGGGAAGGTAAGAATCCTTTGAAGCTAATCCGTCAAATAATTGCCGATTGTCCCAGTATTCAATCTTTTCATGTCGGCTACCTAGCTAGAGAAATTGAACGGGCATCTCAACTAAAAACAAATTACACTCAGGATAAATAAATGCCAACACAAATCATCCCAAAAGGACAATCCTTTCCCGACGGCACTTATCTGTATA